CATCTTTGATGCGTCGATCCAACTCTTCGTAGTAATCGTCGCCTCGCGGATCAAAACCTTCTTGCGATACCAGCTGAATATGGATGCCTCGGACCGCTGCTGTCATTGCAACGTCCTTGCCAAACCACTCATTCTTCTCGGCCCATTCCTCAGCACGCGGATCGGGCTGCGGCTGTTGCGGACGAGCGGCTTGTTGTTGCTGATAAGCCTGTTGCTGTTGAGCCTGTGCTGCGCGCTGGTGTTCATACGCCTCACGCTGCGCGGCTTCTTCTTGCAAGCGACGCTGGTCAACAAGGATAGCGGTCAAACGCTCATGAGCTTCCGTTTCGGTGTCAATGTCACCTTCCTCACGGGCCTTTTTCATAATTTGTTTGAGTGCCAGAACTTGGGTGTCAATACGTCCCTTGGCCTCGCCCATGCGCTGCGTGTCCGCGTGCGCGTAGCGCTGCTCGGCATCGCGAATGCGAGCCTGCATCTGTTGCGCTACGCGAATCGCCTCTTGCTCACGACGCTCGGTTTCGCGCAAACGTGCGGTTAGCTTATCAATACGCTTTTGAACCTTGTCGCTGTACTGATCAAGGTCATCGCTTGTGGTTTGTTGTTGCCTGGGTGTTTCAACCGCAGGCGGTTCAGGCTTTTCAAGCTGCTCTGCGGTGCCGTCTTCATTGATGGCAACGGTAGCAGGCTCTTCGTCTTCGCCTAGCTTAAATTCCAGTTGTTCATTGGCCATGGATTGTTCCTTACATATGGACGATATCTTGCGGGTCATTGATTACGCCGAGCACTTCGTCATCGTTGATAAAACGAATCTCGCCGCCGTCAATCGGGATGCGCGCGCCTGCGTAACGACCAAAGATGATCCAATCACCTTCCTTGCACCACGCACCGTCAGGAAACTTCTCCTGGTCGTAGTAGGCAAGCGGTCCTAAATGCAGCACGTAGCCCACGGTGGTAGCCACCTGGGTGCGCTTTTGGGTTTCCTCAGACAGAGCAATGCCGCCTTTGGTTTTCTGTGCGCCGCGATAAGGCAGGATAGCGATACGCCATCCGGTTGGTCGTGGCAAACGACTCAGGACGCTGCCTTCGATCAACTGCGGATCAAAGTTGCCTTCCTTGTCATACGCATCGTCCAACGCGGGCTTGCGCTGGGCTTCTTGCTCCTGCCACTTCTGTTCAAGTGCCGTTAATGCCATCAGAGATTCTCCTCTCGCTCGTTTAAAAGATCTTTGACCGTGACCTCAACAAGCTTGAGTGCCTCTAAGCGACCCATCAGAAAACGATATCGTTCCATATCAGGAACCGATCCGTTAAGCACGAGTCCTTCCGTGCTCTCACGTAGTGTTCTAATTTCTCTCAGTATGCGTTCGACTAAGTCAAGCATGGTCACAGCCCATGAAAAAGCAGGTGGTTTAGCCCCCACCAGAAGGGCAGGCATCAGCAAATGCGGGTTTTCTTCGTCCGCATCACTTTACCCTGGCCACGGCTGGTCACAAGACCACCTTTGGCTTTCTTTTGTACCGATCCCATGTCGGGAGGCGAAGGCGGGGGACCTTTGTCTTCGGTGTAGACATCCTTGTCCGCTTTCTTCATGTCTTCCAGTGAAGGAAAACGCTTTTCCTTTGGTGCAGCCATAATTAATGCTCCTAGTAGATTTTCACAGGACGATTGCCGTCCTTTTTCTTGACCGTCATAAACGGACCTTGCACACCGGCAGGGGTGCTGCCAGCCTTGTACTTACGTGACTTGCCTGCGGCGCTGTAGGCAATGGCAGCGGCTTGCTTAATTGCTTCGCCCCTGTTTTTTGGCTTACTGGTTCCGATGGAACCCGTTTCCTTGTACTTCTTGATCATCTCGCCAATGTTGCCTGAGATGACCTTCTGGCTTTTGCCTTGTTTAAGCGGCATTGCGACTTCTCCGTTGGTTGATCGCCTGCACCTGCTGTGCGCGGCGGGCGTTTTGATCCATCATGGCTGCGCGCTCGCGCGCAACCGTAGCACGCTCGGCAGCAATGCGCTCTTGCGACTGAATACGAGCCTGATTGGCTTGTTGATTGGCCTGCGTGCGCTGCTGCTCGACCAACAGACGCTGCCTGTCGATTTGCTGCTGGGCTTGGTCGTCTTGCGCACGGATCTGGAGCTCTTTTTCTTTGAGCAAGACCAACGGATCAGGTCCCTGGCCTTGATTACCCATCAACTGGTTCTGGAGATCGCGAATCTCTTGCATGTACATGGCAGTCTTTAGCGCAATCGACGCTTCACGCTGTAAATCAGACACCATGCGGTCAGGATCTTTGCCATAGGCCATAAAGAGCTCGGCCTCAGTCGCTTCTTCGGCCTTCAAGCGCACATGCTCAAGGATATGCTTTTGCAAAATCATCGCGGCCATGGGCTGCGCCTGCAACATGGGCGATAAACCCATCATCAGGTGCGATGCGATGTGCGCGTCATGCTGTTGCCCTGCAAAAGCCTTCAATTCCATCGCATCCAGCACGTCACCGTTCTCCGTTGCCGGATCTTTTGGCATTTGTGTGCGCTGCGGCTTCAAAATGCTGTCGATATCGCGCACATTCATCGCGGTATAGACGCGATAGTAGGCCTCATAAAGGTTGTGCATTTGCGGTGCGGTCTGCGCCATCTGCAATTGCATCTGGGCAAGCGTCAAACGCTGTGCTGACGAGAAAATATTGGGGTCCGAGACCGGCTGGACGGCAACAAGGTTGTTGAAGTCCGCTTTTTTGATCTTTCTCGACGCTCCTGGCACGTCATAGGGGTACTCATCTGGCAAATACATGCCAAAGCCCTCAGCCAGCAGCTGAAATTCCTCTTTTAGAGCGTAATGCAGCCGTTTGTGGATGGCCGACATGACCTGCGTGCCGCGTTCAAGCAGTGCAAGCGTCGTTCCGACCTGCGCCATCTGGTTGCCCTCGCCCACTTGCATGTCGGCGATGCTGGCAAGACGTCTTCCGGCGTCTACACAGAACCCAAGTAAGGCAAAAAGCGTCTGCGAAGGCTCTTTGTAGGGCAAAGGCAGCATGTTTTGCTGCAATTCGGCCCCACCTACGTCAATATCGCGCCATTCTCCAGGCTGAATCGGGTTGTCTTGGTCCGCGATCCGTGCGCCTTTGGCCTTGAACCCTGCTGGAAGGTTCGATAGGGTGCCTGCATCAAGCAATTGACGCAGTGCAGCAGTGGCCGTTTTCGATAAACCACCAACCAAATGCACAAAACCCAAGCCATACGACCCAAGGCCCTCGATTAAGACGTAGTGAACGAAGTAATTGCGCCTGTTTTTGCGCTCATCGTCCTCTTTCCAGTTGCGTTTGACCCCAATAACGCGCTTGGTTGCCTCATCAATCGTGATCACATACGGCAATTTGATGCCTGTGGGCTCGCCTTTGTCGTCCGTGTCCTCAAATCCCGGCAAATCGTAGTCCACCTGGAACTCAAGCAAGAAGATTTCTTCGGGCGCACCGGTTTCCACGACACCCGTTTGCTTATCCACCTGATAACGGATCTGGCTTGCATCCGACGGATAGAGCTCGCTTTCCACAATCACATCCAGATACTCGCCTGCGACTACGCGCTTGCGGTATTCGTTGGAGTCCATCGCAATACGATGCGTGATCCGTGGGCATTGGCTCATGACGCTTGATCCGTAGTACGGAATAAACACATCATCTGCCAGCACAAGCTTCGATACCATCCGATCTAGCTGGGCATCGAAGTAAACCTTCTTGAACACCGAGCCGCCATAGCCCAGATAAAACATCGCCTGATCAAACTCAGGCGTGTATTCCTTCATGACGGTCGTGATCTGGTAGTTCATGAAGTCCTGCACGCGGCCTGCCTGCTGGAACTTGTCTAACGTCTCTTTGCCCAGGATCTCCGTGCGCACAGGGCCGTTGGCAGGCATGAGTTCCTTAGTGGCTTGTGCCTGGAACTGGACCACAGCTTCCATGAGCAATGGATGGGTTGCTGCTGCCGCGCCTCGAAATGGCTTGGTGCGCTCCTCAAACCGCATGCCCAAGAGCTCAAGGCCCTTGGCATAGGTCTGCTCCCAGTCGGATCGGCTTGACTTATCGGCCTCAAAAAGCGCAGACAGGTCAATGGCGATCTTGGACAAGGTGTCCGTATCAAGGACCTGGGCAAGATTGTCGTAGAAATCAACATCGTCGTTGCTATCTTCCCCGATCTCGATCGTCGCCCCACCGTCCTCGTCAAGAATGATCTCGATCTCGGGCATATCCTCCGTATCGATCTCAATCGATGTCTTTGGGGCTTCGTAGAGGGCTTTGTCGATGGGCATGTTCAGGCCTTAAGGTCTTTGACGATTTGCTGCAAGGGAATCTCTATATTGAATAAGTAATGGCGTCAAGTACCTGTCAGACTCGTTAATAGCATCCGGCTTAACGACTTGGGTCAAAAGATCATAGACCTCTTTGTCATAGTCTACGGGTGCCGTATTACCTGTCTTTGCGCCATTGCCCTTAATTTGCTTAACGACACGGTAGGGTGCGTCAAGAGTTCCCTGATCGATTACTTGGACGGTTGTCACCGGTCGATTACGGCTATCACGCAAGCTGTATATCTTGTGAGTGCCATCTTTAAAGCCTTTGACGTGGTTTGCCGTATAACCTATGCCGCCTAGAGCGTACCCTCCCACGGAATGACCCACATAAGCCCCCTCTGGTATGGTTGCATTCACTTCCTCCAGACGCTTCCATGCAAATCCTGGGTGAGGTTCACCCTCACCAAACTGAAGCAAGGGTTTACTGACGCCCTTAGCAAAAACACTATCCGGTGCTTTACCTGACTCTACAAGGGCCTTAATACGTTCCCCTTCAAACTGGCGATTAAGCTTTTCTTCATTAAATTTTGCGGCTCTTACTACCGCGTCCTCAAATCGAAGCTTTTCAATTTCCTTGCTATTTAACGTAGCAAGGTACTCAGCAATATTCTCAGGGTCCAGTATTTCCCTTAAAGGGCCCTTTGTAGACACGTCATACAAAATCTCATTTTGGTCAAGCGCTCGGAGAACATTCTCAGGAACATCCTTCATCGCCTCTGGGTCACCGGATAGCTTAGCTGCGATAAAGTCATCCATTCCAGACATAAAACCGCTATGGTAAGGCTCGCCTTTGTCACGGGTTGTAGTGAGGATCATCGGATCTTTCATATTCATGAGCCGTGGATCAAGGCCCTCGGCCTCAAATGCTTGTCGCATTTGCTCCTTAACACGTTCGACCTCTGCCCTAAACGCTTCGTCTGACTGATTGTATTTTTGTTTTACAAGCCCAGGCTTCATGCTAACGGGCTTGATGTCAACCATCTCGTCATACCCTGCGGTCACGTCTATAACCGCAGTAGGATCTTTTGGGTAAAAAATTGGACGACCAAACTGATCTAAAACAGGCTTGCCTGTTTCCTTATCGGTTTTAAACTTTCCTTCCCGTGCCGCCTCAATAGCGTATTGCCTTAATCCAGGCTTATCATGAAGCGCGAGATTGCTAATACGCTTTTCTTTAATGGCATTGAACACGGGATCTTTTTCCGTGCCCAGCTGCGTTGTCATGTAACGACGAGCTTTGGTATCAAAAAACTTTTGGATAGCGTCAATTTTATCTATATCGCTAGCGCTACCATAAGCAGCGTTTCTACCCTCTCTGAGGTACGTATCTAACGAGGAGTCAACGCTTCTGTTCCCAGGAAGATTAATCCCAGCAAGAATAGTGCCTTTGCCGTAGGGACGAACAGCTCCCACTCCTGCTCCACCCAGAGACGCTAGTGCGGTGGCTGCGTCACCAGCGGCAGAGGCAATTTTTGCCGGGGCCTTCAAGACCTCAACAGGAGGGGAATTCGCCAAGGCCTGTCCCGTGCGGTAGGCTTCTGATCCGGGGTTCATGGCCTGTGCGCCAAACATCCCGGCCATCACATCCCTTGCAGGGACCGCCGCCGGAATCAACGACTCACCTTGCCTTGCCCGAGCGCCTTGGATCGTGCGCTGCAAACCAGGAGGCAACTTGCTCTGGGACGCTAGCCGATTAAGCATGCGCTGCGACTCGCTGCGGATCTCTTCGCGCTCGTCAATGACACTAGGCACTTCGTCCGGGTTGGGAGAGCCGTTAGCGAACTTGGCAATAAAGTCTTTTGTTGAAACTTCGCCGCCCTTAGCCTTGTTAATGTCAGGATTGGTAATATCGTAGGTACCTTCGTTACCTAGGTCTGATTTAATACGACGAGGATCATATACGCCGAGGTTTTTAACGCCGCCTTCTTTAACAAAGAATCCGTCATGACCAAGGTCTCTGATGATCTCCTGTACATCTGCCTTCTCAATACCGCTCCAATTGGCTTTTTCGCGCAACGGCAGCTCACGCATTGCCGTTTCAAACCGATGATGTCTCATTGACTCTTCTGATGACACTCCGTCCTTTGTTCTTTTAAGCGGATATTTTTCTTTGTACGCGTTTATTACGTTTTCAATGTGCTCTGGGTTGTCATAGTCCCATGGGTTTTTTACCTGTACTCGCACTGGATATGTTGCTGGCGTGTACCCCATGCCGATGTGAAAATCACTCCCTGCAAAGCTGTCTGCAAGCTTTGGGTCTGGTGTCAAAAATACCGCATCACGATTATCCACGGCCCATGATTCAATTGTATTTCCAGGATACTGCTTTTCTTTGAGCATTCTCCCGGTTTGAAACTCTACTATCGCTGGCTTATGGGAGCCATGGTATAAGCGCTCTTTAACCTTACTTGGTTCAAGAAATCTTGCAAGGTTTGCTTCCTGCTCTGCACGGCTTAGTCCTTTCCCAGCCCCCTTAATGCCTTTGATGCCGCCACCAATCAGGGTTAATGGTGTAACCGTAGAAGCAATCCGATAGGCCTCCGTTGGATTGGTTTTGTCATAAGGATCCATACCCACTAAAGCACGAAAGATTTCTCTTGCACTTTTTCTTGCGTATTCGGCCTCGTCGCCTTCGCCGTAACCTTCTAACGTCGATGCACGTTTCGGCGGCAATGTTCCACGTGAAACATCACCGCCCGACTGCTTTTTTATGAAGTCCTCCGTGCTGGCTTCACCGCCCTTGCTGAAGAACGCCGTGGCATACGGGCTTTGCAACGCGCCCA